TGATCGATGTAAAATTCAGCTATCGGGAGATGTACGTACTGGCACGTTCACTTCAGGTAAAAAAATACAAGATATAATCGAAGAGGTTATTATTGCTAGTGAGTTTGGTAGAGGTATTATAGATAAAAAGCCAGACAAAAATGGCATGGTAGGATGGTTTAGAATTGAAGTACAAACATATAATTCAGATAGCTCAATCAAAACTGTGTCAAAAACTGGGGTACCTGCAAGAGTATTTGTTTATCGAGTTGTGCCTTATTTGGTACATCTTAGTAAATTTCAATCAGCAAGTGATGCTAGTCCCGGAATAGAACACTTAAAAACACAAGCGGCTAAAGAATACAATTATATATACACTGGTCTAAATAAAGATATTATAGATTTTGATATTAAATTTGATCATGCGTTTTTTACTTCAATCTCAGGCGACATGGGCCAAGCTAGTGCTGACAGTAAAAATTCTGTAACAGGAGAAACTACTTCGTCAGGTGAAAAAGCTGTACCCGGTGTTAAAGATGGCAATCAAAGTCAAATGATTGACGGCAAAACAAAAAATACAGTAACTAATGAAAACGGCAGAACTACATTAAGTGGATTGCATCCGGAATCACAAATTGCTCGAGACTTTAACGAAGCGTTAGTAACTAGTCCAGTTGATTTAGTTGCAGTTGATCTAACAATATTAGGTGATCCGTATTATATTGCTGATAGCGGAATGGGCAATTATAATGCACTTCAGGTTCCGGGAGTATTAAACATTACAGCAGACGGCTCTATGAACTATCAAAACGGCGAAGTAGATATTGAACTTAATTTTAGAACACCGTTAGATTATGGAAATGACGGGTACATGGAATTCCCAGGTAGCGGCACTGGTCCTGTAGGAGAATTTAGCGGATTATATCAAGTACTGTTTTGTGCTAACAGTTTTAGTGGAGGAAATTTTACACAAACACTACAAACTATACGTAGACCAAAACAAGATTCTGCTTTTGTAGCACCAGCAGATTCGTCAATACTTAGCACAGATAATGACGGCAAACAAGTAACTGACACTAATGCTAATCCAGTAACAGTAGCAGAAGGTACAGGAGCAAACGGCCCTGCTGGCCAATACACCCCTTCGTCTCGCCCAGCACCATTAGACGGCGGTATTCCAGTTGGAACAACTAAACCGGGTGGTAAAAGTCAATTACGACAGCGACAAGAAGCAAAAGCACAACAGCAAACAGGCCCACGTTAAGGATTAAATAATGGCAGGACAAGATACTAGAACCCCAGGAAATAATAAGTTTGAAGGCCCAGGCCCATTTGTAGCAATTGTACGTGGACACCTTGATGCTGAATATATGGGAACACTACAAGTTGAACTATTAAAAACTTCACAAGCAGGTAACTTAACTAACGAACCAGGCCAGATGGCAACTGTAAGTTATTTGAGTCCGTTTTATGGTGTTACTCCGTATAGCGGAACAAGCGATAATGACGGTTTTGACCACAGTCAAAAAAGTTACGGAATGTGGATGGTTCCGCCAGATATTGGTTCTCAAGTATTAGTTATTTTTGCTGAAGGTAATAAAAGTCGCGGATATTGGATTGGCTGTATTCAAGAATCATTTATGAATTTTATGGTACCTGGAAACGCAAGTACAAAATATAACAAAGATGACCAAACTAAGATTTTACCAGTTGCAGAGTACAATAAGCGTAATGAAAAAGGCACTGGCAACGATCCTACACAATTTTTAAAACCAGTTAATACCGACGCAGTAGCACAGCTTACAAAAGCAGGATTACTCACAGATCAAATAAGAGGAACAACTACTTCTAGTGCAAGACGAGAAGTGCCTAGTATGGTATTTGGATTAAGTACACCTGGCCCACTAGATAGAAGGCCAGGCAAGCCTAAAGTAAAAATAGGTGCTGACAATGCACAAACTGAAATACCGGCATCTAGACTAACTGGATCAAGTTTTGTAATGGACGATGGCGATCCTAGTATGTTTAGAAAAGGCCCAGCAGCTACAACACCTAGCGAATATGCAAGTATAGCCGACGGTGGCGACCCAACACTTCCTATGAACGAATTAGTAAGGCTTAGGACACGTACTGGCCACCAAATACTATTACACAATACAGAAGATTTAATATACATTTCGCACGGAAGCGGCAGCTCGTATATTGAAATGACGGCAAGCGGAAAAATTGACATATATGCAGCTGATAGCATTAGTATACATTCTGAACAAGATTTAAATTTTAAAGCTGATCGACACATTAACTTAGAAGCTGGCGAAAATGTTAATATAAAATCAGGTAATAGAATATCAGTAGAGTCTGCTACTAATTTTCAACTTAAAGCTGGTGCAGATGGACTTATAACTTGTGTAGGCTCAATGAACATTGCAAGTGCAGAACATAGAGAAACAGCCGCAGCAATACATATGAATAGTGGAGGTGCTGTTGCAGCAACAGCAGGATCAACACCAAGTATTACTAGAGTACCAGGACCTGGTTCTGGCCCAGAAAAAGAAAATAAAAATCCTGCAGAGCATACTGCAATAAAACAGAATAATTCCTTAGCAGCAAACTCTCCTGCAACTGAAACAGAAGATAAAACAGTTGCTCAAGAAGATACTTTTGCAAAGTGCCCTCCAATGGAAATGGAAACAACAGTTGCAGCAGGCACCGGAGCAGATGGCCCTGCTGCACAGCATAAAGTTACAGATACACCTAGCAGAACTGCGGCACTCGATGGCGGTATTCCAGTTGGAACAACTAAACCGGGTGGTAAAAGTCTGCTACGACAACGACAAGAAGCAAAAGCACTAGATGCATTTGGCGGTAGCGGAGCAAAAGTTACAGACACTGCAAGTAGAACCAGCGGACCAGACGATGGCCTCCGCGGTTAAATTTAATAAGGTAAATATAGTATGAGCACTTTAGAGAAGAAACTTTATAAAGAAATTACTGTTAGCGGCAACACTCGCCCTGACTACGGAATAGGTGAAAAAACTTATAAAGGGTTTTCTACAGTCAGTCCTGATAATATAGGATTTCAGCTATATGATATACAGTTGATTAAACAGGACATTATTAATCATTTTCATATTCGTCAAGGAGAACTTCTAAGCAATCCTGAGTTTGGCACAATTATTTGGGACATATTATTTGAACCATTAACAGAAAGCCTTAAACAACTCATTGCTGAGAATGTAACTAATATCGTTAACCATGACCCAAGAGTTAGTGTTACCGATCTCACCGTTGATCAATACGAAAGTGGCTTACAAGTTGAAGTAACGTTGGTGTTTTTACCGTATAATATTGCAGAAAATTTGCAACTAACGTTCGATCAAAACAACGGGTTTTTAGCCAACTAATTATATACGCGGTTTATTCATTTGAATAAATACACTATAAGTTAAAGGAAAAGCAATCCCATGTCAAGCACAGACAGACAAAATAGATTATTAGTAGCAGAAGATTGGAAACGTATCTATCAAAGTTATAGAAACGCCGATTTTAAATCATATGATTTTGACAATTTACGTCGAACAATGATTAATTATATTCGTCAGAATTATCCTGAGGATTTTAACGATTACATTGAAAGTTCAGAATACCTTGCTCTCATTGACCTTATAGCTTTTCTTGGTCAAAACATTGCATTCCGTACTGACTTAAATGCTAGAGAAAACTTTTTAGAAACAGCAGAGCGTAGAGAATCAGTTCTCCGTCTTGCTCGTACGCTATCTTACAATCCAAAGCGTAATCAAGCAGCTAACGGCTTACTAAAAATTGAATCAGTTAACACTACTGAAAGTGTAAGAGATTCAAATAATTTAAATTTAGTAAACCAAACTGTTATTTGGAATGATCCAAGTAATCCTAACTGGCAAGAACAATTTACAAAAATTTTAAATGCTGCGTTACCAGTTAATGCTAGCATAGGCCGCCCTGCTAAAAAAGATACTGTAGGAAGCATTCCTACAGAGCAGTACAGATTAAGTAGCGCAAATAGCGATGTACCTATATATGCATTTAATAAAACTATTAGCGGTTCAACTAGTAAGTTTGAAATTGTTAGTACTGATGTAGTAAACGGTGAAATTAAAGAAGAAGCTCCTTATCCAGGCAATAACTTTGCATTCCTTTATAGGGACGATGGCAAAGGCCCTGCAAGTTCTAACACTGGTTATTTTTGTCACTTTAGACAAGGTGCAATGGATCAAGGATCATTTATAGTCGACAGTCCAAGTTCTAATCAAGTAGTTGCAATTGATGCAACTAATATTAATGATTCGGATGTTTGGTTATACAAAGTTGACAACTATGGTTTAGAAGAAGAACTATGGTCAAAGGTTGAAGCTGTAGAAGGTAACAACGTAATTTACAACAGTTTAAGTAAAAGTATTAAAAATATTTATAGTGTACTAACACGAGCTAATGACAGAATTAGTTTAATATTTGCAGACGGCACTTTTGGTAATTTGCCACAAGGAAATTTTAAAGTATATTATAGAACAAGTAAAAATCAACGATTAGTTATTGACCCAAGTGACATGCGTGGCGTTAGTATTAAAGTACCGTACATTAGTAAGACTGGTAAAACAGAACAAATTACAATGGTATTTCAATTAAAGTATTCTGTTGATAATGCAAGTACAAGTGAGTCAAGTGCAAGTATTAAACGTAACGCTCCTGCAACGTATTATACTCAAAATCGAATGATTACAGCAGAGGACTATCAAATTGCGCCTCTCGGTATTAGTCAAGAAATTATTAAAGTAAAAAGTGTTAATAGAACTGCAAGCGGAATTAGTCGCTATTTAGATCTAGTTGATGCAACTGGAAAATACTCTAAGACTAATTTGTTTGGAGTTGACGGTATTATAACTAAAGAGTTTTTAACTCCTAAGGATAAGTTTAGTTTTATTACTAAAACTGATATTGAAGGAAATATTGCAAATATAATAGAACCTATACTTGCTAATAAAAAAGTTAGAAACTATTACTATAATAGCTTTCCAAAAACACTTATAGGTGACCTAGGAGTTACTTGGAATAGTCAAACAATTGAGACTAATCAAAATACTGGTTATTTTACTAACTTAGCAAATATTAGATCGCAGCTAGGTGCATTTACAGCAAGTACACTAAAGTTATTAAAGCCGGGCACACTTATAAAGTTTGAACCACCTACTGGAAAATTCTTCCAAAGTAATAACGACAATGCACTCATAACAACTGGTGATGTAGCAGGGGCAATCACATACAAGTGGACTAAGATAGTAAGTGTTGTTGATGACGGTACTGTAACAAATGTTGACGGCACCGGACCTGTAATGCTTAATGATACTATACCTGCAGGATCCAGAATTGTGCAGCTAATACCTCGTCTAGCAACAGAACTACAAGCAGCAGTATCACTACAACTAATTGATCAAGTGTTTGCATATAATAGTTTTGGATTACGATTTGATGTTAATATAGGCGAATGGCGTCTAATTACAACAAATAACTTAAATGTTGATAGTCCGTTTAGTATAGGTAAAACTGGAGACTCTACAACTCAACAGTTAGACGCAAGTTGGTTATTGTTGTTTGAAACAGACGGTTCTACATATACAGTTACTTACAGAGGTAGCAGATATGTATTTGAAAGCGCACAAGAAATAAGATTCTTCTTTGATAGTTCAGATAAAATTTATAATAATAGAACTGGAAAAATTATTAAAGATAAAATTTCAGTCTTAAACATTAATAAACAGCCTGACTCAGTAGAGCCATTTACAACTGACTATAATTGGGAAGTTGTTGAAGAATATAGAGATGCCGAAGGATATGTTGACAGCAGTAAAATTCAAATTAGTTTCTTTGATGAAGATGATGATGGCGTAGTTGATGATCCAGAAATGTTTGATCGTTTAGTTGCTGAAACAGTTAACCCGTTAACAAAATATATATTCCAATTAAAAACAACCACAATCGATGGCGTTGAGGAATATAACTATATTGATACTTTAGACCCTACTAGTCTTGGAAAATATACATTTACTTCTGGCACAGGTAGTATACAAGCAGTTGCAACTAAAGATGGATTGTCAAGCACTACGGCATACAACGACGGACAAGTATTTTATTTTATAAAAGAAGATTTGTTCCAAGTTTTAGACAAAACAAGCGGCAACACAGTTACATCACAAAACTATCGTGCTAAGATTGGCCGAGACAAACTTAAATTTCATTATGTACACGCTGCTGATGCAAACACTAGAATTGATCCTAGCGTAAGTAATATTATTGATGTGTATATGTTAACAAAATCTTATGATGATGATTTTAGACTTTACTTAGACGGCACTGTGGCTACTAAGCCACTTTCACCTAGCAGTGATCAGTTGTATTTAAACTACGGTCAGAAGTTGAATAATATTAAATCAATCAGTGACGAAGTTATATATCACCCTGTTAAATACAAAATGTTATTTGGCGAAGCTGCATCTACAGATTTGCAAGCAAAATTTAAAATTGTAAAGAATCCAGACATTGTAATAAATGATAACGAAGTTAAGACACGAGCAATAGCTGCAATTAATGAATTTTTTGCACTCGAGAATTGGGAGTTTGGAGAGTCTTTTTACTTTACAGAACTAAGCACATACGTTATGCAGCAATTATCTCCAAATGTAGTAACATTTGTAATAGTGCCAAATCAAGCATCAAGTACCTTTGGTAGTATGTTTGAAATAAAATCTGAATCAGACGAAATATTTATAAGCAGTGCAACGGTTGCAGATATTGAATTAATTGATAGCGTAACAGCTACACGATTACGATCATCTGGCTCAATTGTTTCAGATGTAACTACAGTGAATACAGGAATAACAAGCAGTGGATTATCTACAACCGGAGGGACTAATTACTAATGTCTTATGATAATGATCAAAACGAACAAGCGTTACCACAAGGGTCAGATGGTAAACGCAAGACTGAATCGCTCCTTCCTAGATTTTTTAGGACCACTCCGAATAAAAAGTTTTTAAGTAGTACATTAGATCAACTAATACAACCAGGTGTTGTTGAGAAACTTAATGGATACATTGGCAGAGAAACTGCTAAAGCGTACACTGCTACTGATAATTATATTGGTGATATTTCTGATAATAGATTTAATTATCAGCTTGAACCAGCATCTGTTATTAAAGATAATTTAGGCAATGTTACTTTTTATAAAGATTATAATGATTTTACAAATCAATTAAACAATTTTAATAAATCAAATAACAATCACAGCACAGTTAATCAACAAGAATTTTATGCTTGGAACCCTAGCGTTGATTGGGATAAATTTAGTAATTTCCGTGAGTACTATTGGTTACCATTAGGTCCACAACTAATTGGCATTGCTGGTAACACTGTTGAAGTTGAAAGTACATACACTGTTCGCATTGGCGAGAATGACGATAACCAAACTTATGTATTTTCTCCAGACGGTCTAACACAGAATCCTACAATTACACTTTACAGAGGAATGACATATAAGTTTGATATTGACACTCCGAATTTACCGTTCACAATTAAAACAAAGAAAACACTTGAAGAAGGTTTTGATTTAGACAGCTCAAGTATTATTGTACTTGAAGGTGTTGATTTACAAGGTTTAGAAAAAGGTATTAGTACACTACAATTAGGTACAGATACTCCAGACGTATTATATTATGTAGCGTCTAATGATTTGGAAGCAAGCGGAACTATTATTGTTAAAGATATTAGTGAAGCAACATTTATTGATGTTGAAAAAGAAGTAATTGGAAAAAGTACTTACAAAAGCGGAAACAGCGTTGCGTTATCAAACGGAATGAAAATTGAATTTACTGGAGAAGTAATTCCTGCAACTTATGCTCAGGGTGCTTTCTATGTTGAAGGAGTAGGAGATAAAATACGACTTATTCCAGAAACTAGTTTAAATGTACCCTCGGCGTTTACTTCAGATATTGAAAATCAATTTGACACAGCCGGGTTTGATAGAATGCCCTACAGTGTAGCAATTGGTTATCCTAAAGATAAAGACTATGTAGTAATTAATCGTGCAAGTGTTGATGGCAACTTATGGAGCCGTTATAATAGATGGTTCCACAAAAGTGTTATAGAAGCAGCAGCAAAATCAAACAATCAAGAGATTGAAGTAGACCAATTACAACGTGCTAAAAGACCTATTATTGAATTTGAAGCAAATTTAAAATTAAACAATTTTGGTACTGTTGCTAAAACAGATATTGACCTAGTTGATAATTTTACAACAGACGCATTTTCAAAAATAGAAGGTTCGCCTGGCTATAATGTTGATGGCGTTGATCTTGCTGACGGCATGCGTGTTATGTTTACAGCAGATACTGACAAGTTAGTTGCAGGAAGAATTTTTAAAGTTAATTTTATTAATTTTGCAAGTGGCGGAGCTACTAATAGACAAATTACATTAGTTGCTGAAACTGATTCAATTCCGCAAGCTAATGAAGTTGTATTGGTTGCAAATGGTACAGCATTTAAAGGTAAAATGTTTTACTATACAGGAACTAAGTGGGAGCTAACACAGGCTAAAACTAAAGCAAACCAGTGTCCGCTATTTGATATATTTGATACTAACGGAGATTCATTTGCTGATATCGCAACGTACTCTTCTTCAACGTTTTTAGGAACTAAACTTTTTAGTTATAAAGTAGGTACCGGAACGTCAGATACTGAGTTGGGATTTCCACTAGCATATAGAAGTATTAGTAATGTTGGAGATATTGTTTTTAGTTTCGATTTGTTAAATGATTCATTTAATTATACTTCAGGCAACGATGCGTTTACTAAAAAAACAGATATTGGATTCTTAAGAAAGTATACAACGTTAACTACATATGAAAATGTAACAGGCTGGAAAAAAGTTACTACTCCTAGTGAGCAGTTAGTAATTAGACAATATGTATTTGATAATACTACTGCTGGGTTTACACTTGACATGTATGACAACAGTGGATTATTGACAGACCTGTGGACACGAGTATACTTAAACAACACATTAAAATTTAAAGATATTGACTATACTGTTACTAATGATGTTAATAATAATGCAGTAGTGACATTTGTAAAAGCTCTTACGTTAAACGATGTTGTTGTTATTAAAACACGTTCGGCAACTGTTAAAAATAATAATGGGTATTATGAAATTCCTGCTGCCTTAGAGCGCAATCCGTCAAATGATAACTTAAAAGAATTTACACTTGGTGAAGTTAACGATCATGTTGCTACAATAGTTGAACAACATGATAACTTTACTGGAATATATCCAGGAACAAGTAATTTAAGAGATATCGGCAATGTAACAGGTTACGGACGTAGATTTGTGCAGCACAGTGCTCCGATGAATCTTGCAATGTATCACATGCTGGACAATGATGCGAATGTTGTAAAAAGTTTAAAATTCGCAATGAATCACTATTCTACATTTAAGCGTTTATTTTTACAGCTTTCAGAGGATCTCTTGTTAGCAGGCACACTTAAAGCCCAGGTTGATACTATACTAACATCTATTAATAAAGATAAATCGTCAACAGATCCGTTTTATTTTAGTGACATGGTGCCTGTAGGTGCAACTAGGACATTAACTACAACTGTAATTGATGCCGATGAAACATTTTATCCAATATCGGCTACGTTTTCATTAAGCACTCCTTCTAGGTTAGCAGTTCAAGTATATTTAAATGATGTGCAGTTAGTACATGGTAAAGATTACACATTTAATACTGACGGATACGTATTAGTTACAGCAACAAAACAACCAGATGACATAATTGAAATATACGAATATGAAACTACTAACGGTAGCTATGTTCCGCCTACACCAAGTAAGCTAGGACTTTTTCCTGCTTATGAGCCTGTAAAATACTTAGATAATACTTACCAAACTCCAAGAAATATTATTCAAGGACACGATGGTAGTAAGGTTGCAGCATTTGATGATTACAGAGACGACTTATTACTTGAACTAGAAAGAAGAATATACAATAATATTAAAGTAGCATATGATGCTACATTATTAGACATACATGATCTAGCTGGCGGCGACTTTAGAAATACTGAAGTTACTAAATCTCAGATTGATAGAGTTATGTTATCAGACTTTTTAAAATGGTCAAAACTAATTGATCAAGATTACACGTTACATAACTTTTTTGATAGAGCCAATGCGTTCACCTTCAATTACCAAGGCAGCACTAATGCAGCAAACACATTGCTGCCAGGTTTTTGGAGAGAAATTTATCAACAAGCATATGACACTGATCGTCCACATACCCATCCGTGGGAAATGCTTGGCCTTAGTGTTATGCCTACATGGTGGGAAACACAGTACGGCCCGGCACCATATACTAAAGAAAATTTATTACTATGGCAAGATCTCGAAGCAGGTATTTTAAGACAGCCCGATGTAAAATATAAATTATTTAAAAATTATAAACGTCCGGGATTAACTAATCATATCCCTGTTGATAGCAATGGTAATTTAGTATCACCTTTGGAATCAGGATATATTAATTCTTTTGACAATCAGTTATTAGATGAAAGTTTTGTATTTGGCGACGGTGCTCCTATTGAAGCAGCGTGGCGGTCAAGTAGTCAATATCCGTTTAGTCTTATTACTGCATTTGCAGTTAATAAACCTATGAAGTTGTTTGCTACAGGTTTTGATAGAATTAACCAAGTAAGAAATTCTTCAAATGAAATAGTATACAAAACAACTGGTACTAGAATAAAACTATCAGACATTGTTTTTCCAAACACTTATAAAGACACAACACAAGTTTATACCAGTGGACTTATAAATTATGTTGCAAACTATATGGCTGCTGACGTTACAACATCTTATACAGCATATAAGTCAAATATTAAGTCTATTAAAAATCAATTAGGATATAAACTAGCTGGATTTACTGATAAAGCTAAATTTAAATTATTATTAGACAGCCGCACTCCATTAACCCAAGGTAACGTGTTTGTTCCAGAAGAAAACTATAAAGTATTTTTAAACACAAGTACTCCAATTAACACAGTGTCGTACAGTGGCGTTATTATTGAACGTAGAAGTGACGGTTATGTAGTTAAAGGTTACGACACTGAACTTGCATCGTTTAAATACTATGCAGCAATTTCTTCACAAGCAGATCCAAGTATTAATATAGGCGGAATAAGTGAAAGTTATTTAACATGGGATTCGGCCAAACAGTATGTTGCCGGTCAAAATATCGAATTTAATGGTTCATATTATAGAGTAAAAGCTAACTTTATAAGTAGTACATCTTTTGATGATACTAATCTTGCTAAAATGGCTGCTTTGCCACTAATTGGCGGTAGAACTGCTACTGTAAGAAAGAAATTTAATAAAAATATTGAACTTGAAGCAAATTACGGACAGATGTTTGTTACTGTACAAGACGTAGTTGACTTTTTATTAGGATATGGCGAATACTTGCAAAATCAGGGATTTGTTTTTGACTATTATGAAGTTGATGCTCAAGCTGTATTAAACTGGCGTCACACAGTAAATGAATTCTTATTCTGGACAACACAAAACTGGGGTGAAGGAAGTATTATTACATTAAGTCCTGCGTCATCACAGTTAAAATTCGAGTCTTCTTACTCAGTAGTAGATAATATCTTTGATAGCTTTTACGGATATAGTTTACTTCAGTCAGATGGCACTGCACTAGTAAAAGAATTTTCTACACTAGGACGTGCGCCTAACGAATTTATTATCCGTCCAAGAAATACTGCCGACGGCGTATTTGCTGTTAAACTCCCTCTTGTACAAAAAGAACATGTGCTATTAATTGATAATAAGACTGTGTTTGGTGATATTGTATACGATACACAACCTGGTTATAGACAGGAAAGAATTAAAGTTCTAGGATATGTTACACAAGACTGGGACGGTAGTTTAAATGTTCCTGGATTTATATACGACGAAGCTAAAGTTACAAATTGGACCAGTTGGACTGATTACGACATTGGTAGTATCGTAAAATATAAAGAATTTTATTATAGTGCTTCTACAAAATTAAGTGGAACAGAAACATTTATTACTGCTAATTGGGACCGGTTAAGTGAAAAACCTGAAGCAGGGTTGTATGCAAACTTTGAATACAAAACTAATCAGTTTGCAGACTTCTATGACCTAGATAGTGATAATTTTGATACTGAGCAACAGAAAATGGCACAGCATCTAATTGG